AGCAAGATGAACGCTGCAAAGAATTTGGATATTAAACTATGGAAGAAAAAAGAACATACAAAACAATTAAATGGATATTAAAAGATAATATCAAAAAGAATGTCAGGGCTTTGTGGACTTGGAAAGATGATAACTTTACAATGATATATGAGAATTATTCAGGAGATGATAGAATATATACCTCAAGTCAATTATTAAAAATCTTAAGCAAATGATGATATTTAAAATAACTCTTTGTGTAATAATGTTTGTACTTATTATGATTATCTTTATGAGTATTATTGAGGGCAAGATAAGAGATAGACAAAATGAAAAGATTTTGTGGAGAATAGAAGAAATGGATAAGATAGATAAGAGAGATAAAGTAGTTACTAGAACAGGGGGACTAGCACACGATAGAAACAGAACTTACAGCGAAATACAAAATCAAAATGACAAAAAAACACAATAAACTTTATTACGAGAAGGACAGAAATGGATATACTATGAGTGATACAATTAATCCAAAGATGAAACTAACTAAAGAAGAGTTAGGATTAGAAGTAGACTACAGTAAAGATAAGATACCTAACTATTACATTGGTAAGGTGTATGGTTATGAGGCTAGGAAAGTAATTGAGGATTTTGATTTATCCTACAATGTTGGGACTGCCACCACATATTTGCTCAGAGCAAAAAGAAAACATTCTACAAGTGTTGAGTGCATACAGAAAGCAATCAATCATCTTGAGTTTGAATTAGATAAGATTAAAAATGAAGAAACCGATATTTAGAGTATTTGTATCGTATGAGATTAAGAATAAGGGTGCTGTAACTAGGAAGGTTACCACTGGTATATTAGATACATTTGCTCTAACCTCTAACATACAGGAAATAAAGAACGACCAAGAACTGATAGATAGAATATGTTACTTAAATAAAAAGAAGCTAAACAAAGTAGACATCACTATAACAAGTGTTGATGTTGAAAACCAATATGGTGAAACTGTTGATAGGTTCTGTGATGAATATTAAATTATGCCAAAGATAAGAAAGATAAAAGTAGGTGATAGGAAAGACTCAAGAGGTGGAGGTTACTCAAGAAGAAAGTTTACTGTTGCTGAAGCTGATGCAATAAGACTAGAGTTTAATACTGCTACTGATAAGATAACTATCTCTGCTATGGCTAGGAAGTATGAAGTATCTCAACCATTAATGTATCAACTACTCAAAGGTACTACCTATACTGACAAGAAGGGAGGGGCAGGGGTAGGGGGTGGAGGGGATAGGAGGGGTAGAGGGGGTGCTACAGTAGATAAAGGATAGACTATGGCAATGAAACAAGAAGCAAGAGTACAATCAGCATTCTGTACCTACATACAATTTACTTATCCATCTGTTAGATACTGTGCATCTCTAGGTGGTATAAGAACATCAATGACTCAGGCTATTATGGCTAAGAAAACAGGCTATGTTAAAGGCTTTCCTGATATGCAGATATGTAAGGTCAATAGCGAGTATGCAGGGCTGTTCTTAGAGATTAAAGCTGATAAGACTTGCTATCCATCCAAAGAACAAAAACAATGGGTAGCTGACCTCAATGAAGCAGGTTACTTTGCCAAAGTAGTTAAAGGATTAGAAGAATGTATGGATGTCCTTGATTGGTATATGAAAATAAAATAATTTTCTAAAAAACTTTTACAAAAACTTTTCTTAAATTTCTGCCTGAAACTGCTGAAACTGCTGAAACTGCTGAAACTGCCAGACTTCTCCTATGTGCGTGTATGCGTGTGTATGTGCGTTCTATATACTGCAAACTATTGATTTGCAACTATTTAGAATAGTTCTAAATTTAAATATTTATTAATATTTTTAACATTTTGTTTGCTATTGTTTAAAACCTTTATATATTTGCATCATAATAATTAACTAAATAAAACTAATTAATAAATAAACAAGATGAAAAATTACAAAGTAAAAGTAACGTTAACAGAGATGAACTTACCGTTATTTATGAAAAAATTTAAAAATTATAACCCGACTTTAGATTTTAAAAAAGAGTATTTAATAACTCAAAAACAATTTGAAGATTTTAAAATTAAAAGCAATAAAGAATGGAGTTCTATGAATGCAATTATTCAACATATGGCCATTAAAATGGCTTTCAATGATGGGTTACAATGTGATGGGCATTTAGTTAATTATAAAATAAGTTAATATAAAAAAATTTAAGATTACAATAATAAAATAATTACAAATAATTAAAATTATGCAAAAACTAAACTCTCAACTATTACAAAAAGTAAGTACAAAAACAAAGTATTCAACCAGCGAAAATATACTATTTTATATATTATCGTTTGCGACGCTTTACGGCTTAATATATGCACTTTGTACAATCATTACACTAATTGAATTTATAACACTTTAAAACCTTTAAAAATGAGCTATACACCTATATTAACAGACCCGACAGAATGGAACGGTACAAATAACAGATGCAAAGAGCCTTTTTGCGGTGTTGAATTAGATATGAATGATTATGAGGATATATGTAATAATTGCTTCAATCAAGTAGAGCCAGAAGAAAAAGAAGAAAAACAAAATAAATAATTAATTTAAAACTTTAAACAATGATAACAAAAACACAAAATTATAAACCAGTAAAAAACTTATTAAGCAAAGGAAGTACAAACAGCAAAACGGCAAAAAATAATATTGAAACTTATATACTTTATTTATCACCTGAGCGACAAAATAGTAAAGGTGTAAACCTTTGTCCAAAAGCTAGCAAAGGTTGTGCGGCTGCGTGCTTATATACTGCAGGAAGAGGAAAGTTCACAAACGTCAAAGCCTCCAGAATAAACAAAAGCGAATATTATATTTCAGATAAAAAAATATTCATTAATCAACTAAGTAAAGAACTTGTAAAAATTGCAGCCAAATCTATAAAGCAAAATAAAAAAATTGCTATCAGGCTAAACGGCACAAGCGACCAAGATTTCATATCTATAATTAAAAAATATAATAATTTAGACTTATTAAATTCCGATCAGTTTAAAAACTTAGTTTTTTATGATTATACCGCTATTTTAGGCAAGATCAAAAAGTATATTAATACTTCCTATTCTCTAACACTATCTAGAAAAGAAGACAATGAAAGCGATATACTACAAGCGCTTCAACTAGGTGGTAATGTTGCTGCAGTGTTTAGGGATGATTTGCCGACAACATACAAAGGTTTTGAAGTTGTAGACGGTGACAAATCAGATTTAGAGATGATATATAACAAAAATGTAATACTTGGCTTAAAAGCTAAAGGAGAAGCAAAGAAAGACAAAAGCGGTTTTGTAATAGATGTAAACTTAAATTAATAAATAAATAATAATAAAATGATATCAAAACAAAAAAGAAATTTAATAAATGAGTTGTCTTTTTGGATGCTTCAAGAAATTGAATTTGTAAACAACTCCTTAACAAAAACAACATTAGAAAAGAAAACAGAAATTAAAGTATTAATTAATATAATTAAATCCTGTAAAGAATACACAAACAAACAAATAAAAGTATTAACAGATGAATTAAAATATCAACTCCCTTTTTAATAACTAAAACAATAAAACAAAATGCAAACAATAAACAGAACCAGAGCAAAAGAACTAATAAAAGAAAGTAAAGGTTTGATTTTCTCAACTACTTATATTAAGAAAGATAACACTATTCGAACTCTAACAAGTAGAACGGGCAAACAGTATAAGAGTAAAACGGGTAGAAAAGCACCTTATAAAGCACAAGATTATAATTTAATGCATTTATACGATATGAGAAAGAAAGACTTTAGAATGTTAAATTTAAATACTATGCTTACTTTGTCAATTAATAAAACTAAATACATAATCAATGAATAACAAGACAAACGAACAACTATTAAACGAATTAAACACTATGCAAAACGAACACATAAAAGTATTAAACGAACGAATTGAGGTGTTAACGCAAACTATTGAAATAATTAATAGTAGGTTATTAGTTAAAGAAGAGCATATTGATTCTCTTATAGAAAAAATTGATACACTTAATAATCTAAATAATAAATCAAATGAGTAAAGGCGAATTAAAACCAGTTGAAATAAGTAATACTTTCGCATTAATATTGTTTGTCTTAGCTATATTATTTGGATAGAATAAACACCAGAAACACCCATAAAAGGCCCTTAATTGGGTCTTTTTTTATGCTTAAAATTTAATAAAGTGTAATTATTTTTGATAAAATTGTGATGATATGAGCATTTTTTTATGTCTTTACATACAAAAACAAGGTAAAACCCAAGCATTTGAACCAGTTTTTTGGTTCATTAGTCATGATTAGAGTAATTACTTTAGTCATTAAGCTATGCAAAAGGGTTTAAAAGGTGGGATTTGGATACCGTAAACCAAGTAGTATATACTCTTTGAGCCAACACACGCACACACGCAAAACCAAAGTTCAATTTTATAAAAGGTAGTTAGCATTAAACATCTATTAACAAAGATTTAGATACTTTGCGATATGAGCAATGATGTTTACTTATGGGACGTGGTGATTATGAGAACATACTACTCTGTTACTATGGTGCTTTGTATTGAGCAGACTTCTTTAGAATTATATATAGGTTCTTATAAGAGGCACGAAGATAGTGTTTGAATATTAAATACTTTCACAGTTTTCGTACAATAACGGCATATAGGGTAAAATGTTAAAAGATAAGTTAAATATAGGGCTATATAGTTACAATAAAACTAGAGAAGTTCAATCTTATAACTTATACTTCTTATATTATGTTTACAAAAACAAATGTTTAGTTATTGTTCTTCTTGTATTCATCCTTATGATATTCTCTCCACTTAATCATTGCAGGGAGTGCTTCTGTATGTGCCTTACCATATATCTCGCCTACATCCTCGTGAGAGAAAGACAAAAGGAAAAATGTTAATCCTTGTAGTATGGCAGCAGCTTGTTGCTCATCCTCCCATCCTCGTTCTTTTAGAGCCTTGTGTAGTTCAAAGCCTGCATCTGCAAATATCTCATTTGCGAGTATGTTTATTTTTTGTGTTACATGCATAGTTGTATTGTTTTAGTTATTCTCTTTATATTCTTGGTATTCATCATAATCTGTAAACTCAATTATATTAAGTATCTCCAAATTACGACCTTCTAATGCTATTCTAACAAAATCTTCCTCTA